GTATACTATGGCCGATAAAGAATCTGAGTCTGTACCTTTTGTGCATATCAAAGATGCCAATTTTCTTAAGAGAAGTTGGCTCTTTAATGCTAAAGAAGGTGTGTATACTGCTCCTTTGGAAGAAGCTAGTATTCACAAAATGTTATGTGTATATGTAAAATCCAAGACTATTACTGCTAGTGAGCAGATAACCGAAATTATTAGATCCGCTCAACGTGAGTGGTGGCATTATGGTGAAGAAATTTTTGAGGAGAAAACTTTAATGCTTAAGGAAGTTATTCAAGAATGTGATTTAACCACATATTTTGAAGAGCGACCATTGTGTACGTATGAATATTTATGGGAACAATTTTATGAATGTTCCGCAAAAACCAAATCTATTTTGTAAATATATTTGGCGGCTTTGTTAGTATGTCGAAACCAAAACTATCCACTTTTATGTAATTTACGCATGTTTAATTTATTTTTATCTATTTTATTGTTTGACCATAGTGGAAATATTAGTGTTAAAACCAAGGGCGATCCCCGAAGTCTCTATTTAGAGATATAATTTATTGGTTTTGTTATTTATTAAAAATATTTACATTAGTGGATCTGAGTAGGCCCACTGATTTGTATAAACTACTTTCTGAAAATAATTCTAATGGGGGTGGAGACACCCAAAACGTCTCCGAACAGCCAATGACTTATGAGTCAGCGGCACCTAGTGTTACGCAACAACAGATTGCTTTTCACGACGAGAATTCTGGCACATCTTTGGACTTTGAAGGTTCATCCGTGTCTCAATTCGATACTTCAGCTATTTCTGGAGTTGATTTGGGAGATTTTATTTCCCGTCCTGTTTTGATTGATAGTTTCAATTGGGTCGAAGGTGCATTTTTTGCGCATTCTTTTGATCCTTGGACACTATTCTTATCAAATTCTGTTATTAAGAAGAAATTGGACAATTATGGATTGTTGCGTATGAATTTAAAATTAAAATTCATTATCTCTGCCTCACCATTTTATTATGGATTAGGTTTGATTTCGTATAATCCTATGCCCTCTACTCATCCTGGAC